CATCTGCGAATGGGCGATGAAATGCCGGTTGTTCGACAGCACGCCTTGGTTGTTCTGCACATAGTGCTGCACCGTCGCGTCGACGGTGTCGCCGGTGTTGTTGCGCAGAAAGCGGTGATGGCCCTCGATCAGGCTGACGGCATTGGCCAGCGCCGTGCGCTGACTGACCGGGCGCCGGCTGTTGAGCGGATTAAGAAACATTGAGCCACCCCCCGTCATAGAACCCGGACCAGCGCACCCCGTCCCACAGGAACGTCAGCAGGTCGGCCGAGCCCTTCTCGAACGACAGCACCGGCGGGCGGTTGGCCGGCCAGCGGACGTTGTTCGGGAACGTCACCCGGTTGGCTCCGGTACCCTGCTGCAGGCGCACTGAGAACGACCAGGTATAGCCCGGCGGCACTGCCGAATTGGTGAAGGTCAGCGCGCACTGCGGCTGATCTAACGTCACATCGAAAAAGGACACCCCGGCGGTATACGCCACATCCAGCGCCAAGGCGCTGCCGGCAGCGGCAATGGCTTTACGGCGTGGTAACAGCAGCCCGCCGGTCAGGTCGGTGATCATCTTGGCCAGCGCCAGGTAGGTAGGAGACGGCCCCGAAGCCGTCTCAACCGTGGCGTCAGCCGCGCCATGCACAATGTCATGGGCCGTCTGTGCGGCGGCTTCCATCAAGGCGATGGCGGCCGCTTGGCGGTCGGATAGTTCGCTCATGGCTTTTCCAGTAGTTCAGGCATTCGGTGGTTGGTGAAGTAATGCAGGTCATTGGCCAGCATCATCAGCTCCAGGTCAGCAAAGGCCTCGGCCTGCAGATCGGCCGATAGAATCTCGGTTTCGTCACCCGAGGACACGGCCGCGCCGATGTAGAACTGGCCGTTGGGGCTGTAGGTGATGCTCAAACCGACCAGGTGCCGGCTAACTGGCTTGGTCGACAGAATCATGCGCTCCAGCTCGGCAATCCCACGGTCACTGAGGCCGGTATTCAGTAGTGCCAGGCTCAGGCTGAAAGTGCCGGGCGGCCCCATGGGGGTGAGGTCGAACCACTCGACAATGTCGATAATGTCGGCAAACGGCGAAATGACCTGGCGCAGCGAGGCGATGGTGCCTTTGCGCTGGTGAACCTCGAACGAGTCGCGCACCGTCTTGCGTTTGATTTCCTCAGACCATGCCGGGTCCCAGCGGTCCACGCTGCGCTCAATCGCCAGCCAGGGCAGCATCTCGGCCGGGCAGGTTTCTGGCCGCTTCATCGAGCGCAACACGTTGGCCAGGTCGGCCGGTTCCAGCCCCACCTGCGCCAGGGCATCCTCCAGCCCGGTGCGGTTGATCGGCAGCAGGCTGGTGTCACTCATCCGTGCCACCCATCACCACGCTGGAGCCGACGCAGTTGGATGCCTGGTGGTCCTCGATCACATAGTCTGCAGCGGGCTTAACCAGCTCCACCGCTGCACGCGGGGCACATGCAGCGCGGCATGGATAGCCGAGCGGCGAATATCGCGCCCAAGCCGGCGCTGGGCATTGATATAGGTATCCAAGGAAGTCTTGGCCTGCGCCAGGGCCAGCTCGTTCTCGGCGCCCGGAAACATGTACAGCACCGCCTCGATCTCGTAGTCGACCAGCTCGGCAGACTTCACCAGCACCCGGTCGCCCACCGGCCGGATATTCTCGGGGTTCAGCGCCTGGGCAACCTTGTTGAGCAAGTCCTGGGTGGCCACCCCGCCATTCACCCGGCTAAGGACACTGACCAGCACAGTGGCCGGCGACGGGCTGCTGGCTTTAACGTCAGCCACCCGCCCATCAGCAGACCGTGCATGGAATTGACGCGCCGGCCGGCCCGGCCACCGCCATGCCCTCGAAGGCCAGCAGGGTGCGCTCGGCCAGTGATTCGTCGCTTTCCAGCTGCTCGGCCACCGGGGGTACTGCGCTCAGGTCCTCCGCGACGATCACCAGGCGCTTGACGTTGTAGTTTGCGGCCAACTGGTCGAGGTCGGCGCCCTGGGCGAAGGCAATGAATTGCGACTTGGCCGCATCGTTGATACGGGCGCGGGTCATGACCTTTTCATAGGCCGCGCGCTCCAGCAGTTTGACCACTGGATCAGATAGCAACTCAGCGTTCCAGTTGTTGCCCATCAAGGCGCGAAAGCCTGTCAGGCCTTCCTGATAGAACGTCTCAAAGTCCAGTTCCTCGATCACCGTAGGCGCCGGCAGGCTGGCCAGGTCGATGGTGCTCATATGCTTACCTCAAGGTTCACGCTGTCCTCGGAATAGGTGCCGGCAATGCGAAAGCCGATTTGGCCGCCCACTGCAGAAACCACCTGCACGCTCTGCAGGACCAGGCGCGGCTCCCACCGCTGCAGCGCCCGCGCGGCCTCAGCCTGTACCGCGCTTTTCCAGCCCGCGTTAACTGGCTGGTCGACAAACCGGCGCAGTTTGCTGCCGTACTCCGGCCGCATCAGCCGCGACCCCACGGGCGTGGTCAGAATGTCCACGATGGACTGCCGCAAGTGATCGACCCCGGACAGCACGGCGCCGGTGTGGCGGTCCATTCCGATCATG